AACTGTAGCCGCTCTTCGGATACACATGGAGACTATCGATCACACTTAGACCAATATGCCGAGCGAGCAAAGACTCCCCGCTGGTCGCGTAGCTAGAATCAAAGGCAATTCGGCCCTGGATTCTAACTCTTTGACCAGCGAGGTCCGGAACAAGCGAACTGATAGTTAATGCCATTTTCCTATACGCCGATCGCCAGCGCGCGGACATTTGCCATATCGCCGGCACACTGGAACGTCACCGTTCCACCACTGTACGTCGCGCCAATATCAACGTCATTGGCGCCATTGGTCAGAAAACACGCCTCGACGAGAGTAAGACCAGGCGCCCAGGTATTCGTATCCGAGACCGCAGCGAACGAAGCCTGAACAGCGACCTTATTTCCAAACGTAATAACCTCAGAACTTGCAACAGTTGCAGCCGCCATGATTTTTCTCCTTCTACGAAACAGGCTGAGCCTGGCCGAAGACATCGATAATAAACGCCGCCTGCACCGCAGTCGTCGACGTAGCCATTGGGAACCAGCCGATATAATCCTGTTGCTGAGAAGCGCCGGTAGCCAAGAGAACAACGAACGAGGTCGCACCCATCTGACCAGCCGCGTCGGCGGTGATTGCCGCAGAGTTCGGATCGACCTGGACCGCAGGATGGAAACCCTGGATCTGGGTCCAGCCGTAGTCCTTCGCAACCGGAGTGCCCATCAAAATGCCACCGCAATTGATGTTGTTCGAAGCCAAGGCGCCAGCGTCGTAGTGCGCAACACCCCAATCCGAGAACGTGATACCGGAGGCCGCGGCCACCGACAGAGGATAACCGGGATCGAATCTGACAGTCGTAGCCGTATTGGAGATAATCAAGGCCACTTCGCCTTCGGGCGCGGCGCCGGAAGCGACGTTCACCTGAAAAATCTTGCCGACTTCATCGCCTGCGGTAAAAATCGAGGCGTCAATCGCCGAGGTCGTGGTTCCGGCCGAGTCGGTCGTACCTGTCACCAGCGCCACGCGGTCAAACACCAAGCCCGGAGTACCGGCGAGCATCAACCGGCAGTAGCGGAAGATTCGCTGAAAACCGAAAGCGTCGACAGTAATGCTCAGAGTACCGAGCTTATGCTTCGGCGTAGCGGTGCAGTCTGTAACATCGGAGCCAGCAATCGAGAGCAAATTGCCCAAGTTTAAAATTGCCGCAGAAGTAGTTAAAGCCATGATCTTTCTCCTATCTCAAATATGCCAAAATTAAGGCATAGAGATTGTTGCGTCTGGGTTTGGCTTCGCGCCAACAACCCAAATCTTTTTTCGTTCATCGAGCCAACAGTCATCGCGGAGCTTCGTCAGACCGATCATCGACGGTCCCGACCATCGCTTGACCTGACTCACAAACTCCAGAACCTTGAACTCGTGTTTATGGTTCGGCCCCTTCAAGATACAAATAATCCCGAACCCACCATCTTGCGCCGCATGCAGCACGTAGCGCGCCGCCGTGTGGCAACGCATCTGCGGGGGAATACCCTGGACGTAGAGAACCTTTTCGTTCCCTACTTTTGCGGCAGCAGCAGCGCCCTTGATCGGCATCAATTGACGCAGACCTTCGGGAACATGCTGCGCCGCAGCTACACGGGGCGGAGGTGTGGGTTCGGGAATCATAGTTTAGCTCAAAGCGGTCGCCATCACTTGCAAGCGCGGCGAAGTCACGACGAGCTCGCCCGCCCAGAGTAGTTGTTGGATCGCGGAATCCTGACCCACTGGATACTTCCACCCCGTCGGTTCCCACATTCTTTTTGAGTGGATAACCATTTTCACGAAGTCAGTATTGATGAACACCATGTAACCCGCTGGACAATGCGCATCCACGACGACTTCAGCGCCATTGAACTCGATGGTATTGAAACCGATCGAGGCCAACATGCCGCGGCTATCACCAGGACCAAAGCGCTGAGCCGGTTGAACGCGCTCCCAAACCTTATTCCACAAAGTCTGAGTGGTCATAATCAGGTTCGGTTTGCGCTGACCGACGGTACCCTGCTGCATGTAAGTGTTCATCTGGGACAGCGAAAGAGTCGCGGCGGTCGTATTGATATTGCCACGAATCGCATATCCCGGTGTGCCGGCAGTCGAAGAACGAGTAATGCCACCGTAAGTGGCATAAGTTGTCCCGTCGTCGAGCGCATTACGCAGACCACTGATTGCTTTGTTCAAGTTCCCGGTGCCATCACCGTAAATGTCGTCACCGATATAATCGGGTCCGGACATTTCCGCTTCGTCCATTTCGTCTTGGACGAGATCGGAAACCTGAGAATCACCGCCGTTTTTCAGAAGATCGAGACCGGAAACCGTGATATTGATGTAATACTGTTTCCAGTTGAACACCATTTCCGTGCGGCTTTCCTGCTGATTCGTGTTGAACGGATCAAGCCCAGAATAACTGCCGCCGGGTTTCCGAGTATAGATAATGCGCTGGCGGATGTCTTTTCCGCCCTCTTCCATTATACGATCTTGCTGGAGAAGGCGCGCGGCGAGCGGATTGGAACGGAAAAAAGCGTCGATTAAGCCGGGTAGACGTTTTTCGATCGTGGACGTACCGACGTTATCCAAGACCGAAGTCAAAGTAGGTGCAGCCATAAAATCCCCTCATCCTCAACAACCACGCCGCCGTGGGCAGCCGCACCTTCTTTTATTTATTTAGCGGGACAAGGGAGCGGTATCCCTTGATTCGGTCGGCCAACCGCCCGCTAAATTATCACCAAGTTCGACCAGCTTTGACGGCCTCGTTCCGAACGGCTTCGGCTACCTGTTGACGATTCATAGGCTTGACACCAAAAGATGGAATTATCGAATTGCGAATGGCACCGGTCGGCTGTTGCTTGTTTTGCAACTCGAGCAGTGCTTCCTCGCGACCCTTCTTCATCCATTCTTCCTGTTGCCTCTTTTGCGTTGCCTCTGAAGTCACCGCACTGTAAGCAGCTTCGAGCGGGTTGATGTTCCCGTTCTGGTACTCCAATGCTTTTTGCAAGTATGCTTTCATGTCGAGTTCGGGATTGCCCGTCTTTTTCTCGAAGGCATCCGTCAAGACCGCCAGGTAATTCCTAAAGGCGTTCTCGCGGAGCTGGATCTCCTTGGCTGTTTCCTGTCGATAATCGGTGAACCGCTTATCGTAAGATTCGGCAATTTGCTTTTGGACGTGCTCGGCAAGTCTCTTAGCCTGCTCCACTGGCGGAAGAAGATCGAAATTCTCGAAGGCATCTTGATTAGGATTTTGCTGTTGCTGTGCAGCGGCAATTTGTTGCTGGACTCCGTTAAGAATCGGCGCAATTTTATCCCAATGCTTTTCAAGATTGGCCCGGAAAGGTGTGTACGTCCTTTGGAACTCATCCCAATTTTTCTCTTTATCGGCGTACAGCTTTTCCTTTTCTTCCCAGGCCTTCCGCTGCTCGGCCAACTCAGAAGTTTTCTTTCTGTAGTCGGTTTCGAGCATGTACGACTTCTTCGCGTCCTCGCGATGCTCCGCAGGGATATGATTCAACCATACGGGCTCGCCGGAACCATTTTGCTGTCCAGTCGCGCCATTGATAGCTGCCGTGTTATCGGCTTGGCTCGCTCCGGCCGGGACTGATGTACTTGCTTCTGCCATTTGCTTGTTCCTTTCGGTTGGCTCTTAGCTCTTTCAGGTTGGCCTTTCGGCTCCTTCCAGTTGGCTAATCAGCTCCTACGAGGGTTAGTAAATATCGGCTTGGCTGTAAGTAGCTGCCCATATTAGTAAATTATCGGGTGCCTTCCACGTTTGAATTTAGAACTTTCGTCGGTGAATTTTTCAATTCCGTCCGAACCGTTCTTAATTACGTGGATTCCCATGCTCAAATTTGGTGCCAACTTTTCGTCTTCAATGCGCGCTTCGTCCAGAAGACTAAGCGCGCGCTTGACTTTATCGGCTGGCAGTTCTTTTGGTCTCGTCGACAACTCCGACATCATCGAGAAAAGGTCCGAGAGCTGCGCCGCAGGATTAGCCGGCGCGGGCGCCGTCATCCCTGGCACTTGGCTCACTGGACCTTGATCTTGGATACCGGGAGGAAGCATCTAGCGCTTCTTTTTCATCGATCGCTTTGTTACGACAACTTTCTTCGGTCCACCCATGACGGTTGAACCCTTGCCACCTTTGCGGCCACCTTCAAGTAAGTCCTTTGCCATAAATCACATTCTCCTTCTGAAAATTAGTACATTCCTGGTTTTGGGGGCATCATCCCGCCGCCCATGCCCGGTGAGGGCATACCGCCACCGGTAGGCGCTTGCATACCTTGAAGCCCTGGCCCAAGGTTAGCGCTCAACATCGCCAAAGCCGCGGCAGTATCTTGTTCTGGGGGAGGTTCTGGAGTTTGGGGCGGCGCCATTGCCTGCTGGAGCATTTTCACGAGGTCGAGGCTGTTTGCAATATCTTTGAACCCGTTTCCAGCCAAGAACATCGGCATGTTCGGAAGGCCCATCAAAGACTGCATATCCTGCCCAGACTCCGCCATTTTCTTGGTGCCTTCTGTAAAATTCTTCCAGCCCGCGCCGGCGGCGAGACTCATCATCATCGAACTCATATCGGCTTGCTGTTGCGGCATTTACTTCACTTCCCCAAAAAAAGAAAAAGGGAACCCGGAAGAAATCCCCCAGGTTCCCTTTCTTTGACCGTAGCCGAAGGAGCAAACAACAGCACGATCACAAACAGACTCAACCTTAGCCAGCATCATGTCTCTTGTTTGGCACAATCTGCTAAATTACTATTCCTGTCAAGCCTAAGCCGCAAGCGCCCCCTTCATTTTCGACAGGGTGGCCGGAACATTGCTTGTTTCGGCCCCGGCAATCAGCCCCATTTCCCGCGCCTCCATGGCCGCCTTAATCTCTTCGTTCGGATTCTGAATACCGACCGCTTCCATGACTTTTCTCGGGTGCATCCAACCGAGTTGGGCGAACTGCTGGTACATCATCGCCCGCGTTGTCTTTGTCACCGCGAGGCTCGACCCTGGACTGACGCAGAAATTATAGTCACGCCATGCTTTCCGAATATCCTCTTGGGAGCGAGGCCTGTTCTTATCGTCCGTCAAAATACTCATCCGTTGAAATTCGAACTGCTGCCAACGCGCGTCAGGCCCGATCACATGGATCAGTCGGTTGCTCGTATAATACTGGAATACCCGCGAGATAAATTTCTGACCGATCCGCGCATACAGTTCTTCGACCCGGCGCGAGGCGGTACGAACCGGAGTTTCAAGCGAGAGTTGCAGTCCTTCGATCGCTGGACCGGTCACAATGCTCGGAACATCCTTCTGCATTGGCGATTGCTGCGCGCCCAGGCGCTCGCGAATCCATCCCTTGACCGTCGCAACGAAATTAACTACGTCGACGGATAGCAGCGGCGGGCTGGTAAATTCAAAAGCCCGCCCAGGCGCCTTCTCGATAATTTGACCAATCTCGTTGGTGAGCTTATTGCGCTCCGCTGGCGACACCGCGCCGGTATCCATAATCAGCCGAGTGACCGCGTTCATGCAAGCGACCTTCGCATAAGCATCACCCAAACGATTGACCGTTTCCTGCATACGCTTGACGCCTTGCACCTCGTCAGGCCCCCAAGCGGATTCGAC